AACAAAGCTATTCTGTTTTCAATGAGTCCGTTTCCTTTGTCGAATAGATATGTGAGAGCAGACTTCATCAATGGCAGATCTTCTTCAGCTTGCGGCTTCATTGCTTCAAGAAGAATGTCCGGCGATGAATACATTAACTCTGATATAAGCGAGTTTGTTGAAGGAAAATACTCATTGATTATAGCCATTTGCTGATTAGATGCTACATAAGGATGCTGGGCGTCTACCTTCTCAACGCCTTCGTAGTAATTTATTAAGAATGGATAGTTGTTGCGCTGTAATAGTTCTACACGCTGTCGTGCTACACAGCTAGACGCCTCAGAAAGCCAAAACTTCACCTCAGCTACGCTTAATGATTTCATATTTCTTTCCATTCTTTCAGTGTTTTTCTATTTTTTTTAAGATTGCATTTAAGATGAGCAACTCCTAAATTATCATAATCATTTGTTCCACCTCTAACGAGAGGCAATAAGTGTTCCAAACTATCATCTCCAAATAAAATCGGATTATTACACAAAACACAAGTTAGTGTACCATATTTCTTAATGTTATCTTCATACACACGCTGTATAGTATCATAAGTTAAATCTTTTGTTAAAGCCCTTCTTTTTGCAGAATAAAATGCCCCTCTGTCTTTGTTGGCAAGTCGCCACTTTTTACCTCTTTCGCTAATCTCTTTTTTCTTTCGCCCGTAGTAATCGGTATTGTGGTATCTATCTCTCTCTTGCTTATTGTGGCGCTCTCGGATGCCTTCTTGCTGCCTATATTTTTTAAGGTTTAAATTTATTTTCTCCCTATTCTTCTCAGTGTATTCTTTAGCGTATTCAGCAGCATGTTCTTTATTTTTTAGATGCCATTCTTTGCTTTGGAGCCGTCGTTTCTCTCTGTTTTTCTCTCTGTACCCCTTATATTTGTCTTTATTTCTTTGATAGTATGATGGCTCTGCGGTTGATAGCTTCATTCTTTGTCCTTTACTATTTGCTCAAGTTTATCTCTCATCTCATATGCTTGCCTTACACCAAGATTAAAGAAAATCATGACATCTGACAGATATATTCTTCCGTCAATGTTTCTGCTATTTAAGACGTAATCTAATGTCATTCGTTCTTCCTCTAAAATCCAAAATTAGATTCATGTATTACTTCAAAAGGTTTCTCTAACAACCCTACATCATAAAATTTATCATTCAAACCATATAAACGTGCATATAACTTGTCAGCCCAATAAATTTTATCTGGACGCTTTCCTCTTCCTCTAAGAACAATATCTCTGCGTATCAACCATTGTAATGCTTTCTTTATCACTTGTTTTCCCTCCTGCGTCTTAGCTCTTGCATTTTATATAATGGGCTTGTGTGGCTTAAATTCTCTGTCATGTCTATGCCCGGTGTTGAAATGTATCTGCTAATGAAATATTTGAAATCGTCCCAGCTGTGATTGTCCTTATCAACAAGCGTCTCATGCGGATTGAAGTTCTCAATCATTGCTGTCGTGATCTCTTTGTATCTTAATCGCTCAAACTCCCATATCTGTTTCGGGCATCGTGGACTTATTGTGAATGTCGGCTCTCTATCATCAAGCTTGTCCCATCTATCTAAAAGCTCATTGATCGCAACCTCATCATCTCGACTCTTGCCTTTGACCATCCTTATGCCTTCATCACAGAACTTATCATTCAAGCTTCGTAAGTCTTGCAAATCTTCTTGATTCTTGTTCCACATTGAAGGGTCGCCAGATATCCAGTTAAGACTTTGATAGTATGGACACGCTTTTATTAAAGAGCAAAAATCAGGGATACTCGTCTGATTTACATATACCTCATAAGCTGAATGAATGTGCTTATCTTCATTGACTGCGTACACATGAAAACTAGCAGGATTATTCCTGCCCCAATCAATCGAACCGAATTTGTAATCATTTTCCTTAACATATTTATCAACGATTATCTTGTGTCTGTGTCTTATAAGTAAATCATAACAAAGAAGCTGTCCGGAATACGCTGTGAAATCAATCTCCATCTCTTTGCGCCATGCTGCCCCGCCTCTGCCGCCAATGTATCCTTCGAGTAAGGCATCAACCGGATCTCCGTTTTCTTTTATCTTATCCTTATCAGCTGTGTAATGTAATCTTGCTACTGTGAAGCCGTCTTTAGTTTTGTAGATGTCTAAGCCTTTCATAGCTTATTCTCCACTAGGTAATGAAAAAACTCCTGTTCAGTCTTGACATTCTTTGAGCAATTACATGACTGACAAGCGACTGTTAAGTTCTCAATTTTGTTAGTGCCACCTCTGCTCACTGGCGTCTTATGCTCTAAATGGTCATTGCCAAACTCTATTGGCTCTTTGCAGTAATGACAAGTCAGCGTGCCATAATGCTGTATGTTTTCTTCGTAAATTTTCTGTATAGTCTTAACTGTGAGTTCCCCTGCAAATGTATCTCTAATGCGCCGTCTAGCATGATATTTCCTATTCCTTTGCCTTAAATGTTCCTTATCTTTAGTTCTTCCGTCGATATATCCTGCCGCCATCTTACCTGTGAATCTACCTTTAAGAATCTTGCTCATCTTATCTTTAAGAGCTTCTGTGCGTTTCTTTCCTGTATTCTTAGCAACTCGTTTGGCTATTGTTTCAGAACATTGCTTCTTACCGATACGAGATAGATAATAGCATTTCCTAGAACAACATTTATCGTGGTTTTTTCTCCTACGATATTCTGTTGTCTTTATCTTGCTCTCGCAAATAATGCAGTAATTGTATAATTCTTGTTTTTTGCTCATAATCTATTTGCACACAAATATTGAAAAAAGCCTGGATTCGCGCTGGACACCCCTGTAAATCTTCCACCGCCCTTGATTGTTGGTAATGCTCCTGTGTATGCGTCCTCTGCTGCTGGTTGAAATGCCATCTCATCACTAAATATTCCCGACGACGTATGTGACCTTATCTGATCGCCACCCATCGGAACTCCCCAAATCTCTGACTTTGCCTCTTTGAACTTGATGTGACAGAACGTGTACTCTGCCGGAAACATTGCTTTTATCCAATCGGGCTGACGCTCATAGATAAACCAAGCGCGCTGTACTACTCGATCTGCATCTTCTTCTTTCTTTGATTGAAAGAAGTTTAAGCGCCCTTCATGGAATTGCGTGTCCCATAGATAACATGCTGCGAATAGCCATGTCATCATAAGCTGTCGAGATTTAGGAACTAATAACAAAGGCTCATTATACCAAAGATCGCATATTATCTTTAAACATTCTTTGTCCGGAAACTTCTTGAACGGATTAACCTTATCATGCTCGTCCTTCGTGTAGACCATCTCCATGATCCACGGCCACGGATGACATACGACTGTTCTGAAAATCTCGCTGTACTTGGTTAATGATATTGTAGACATTTATGTTTAACGCATCTCCTTCCAAGCTAATATCTTGTTTGTCTCTCCACTCATCTTTCTTTCTGTTTTTCAACCAAAATATCATAGATGTTGGATCTGGAGGATAATGCTTTATTATCTCAGTTTTCTTAACTTTTCCTAAATAATTCGATATATGAACTTCAGGATGAGAATAACCACAAGCCCTTTGGAACAAAGATACTTCAACTTTAGCATCTGCTAATACTTTGCCCTTCTTTAGGGACTCAAAAAAAACTGGATAATCTTTCTTCCAGTTATTGATAGTTTGCTCTGTAACATCAAATATTTTAGCGAGTTGTTTATCAGTATATCCCTTACTTGCTAAAAATTCAACATCTTCAAGATTTATCCCTTTAATTTTACTTGGTCTACCTGATGGCATGTGATTTCCTTATAATATAAAAAACGCACCTGCTAAATACCGAATCCTGTTTGTAAAGTATGATTCCTTTGTTATCCGGTTAGAGATGCGTTTATCTTTCTATTAATATTCAATCATATTTGTTTCATGATGTCAACACCTTTGTTTAATTTGTCTAAATTATTGAACATTCTTTATTCTATCATAATCTAGCCATCATCTCATATCCTCTCTTTCCAATATTGTTTTCGCCTGTTCTCTCTCATCTGCTCAAGCTTACATGGTCTACACATATTGAGTGTGCATGTCTTGATGCCTGACTTCGTGACATATTTAAGTTTAGCAAATTTAGCAAGATCGCTGGTTATGCCGCATAGTTTGCATGTTTTCATTGAATTTTCTTCTCTACTAATTCAATGACTTGTTTAACTGTTTTACATGGATCAGCTTCTTCATCTGAAATCTCAACGCCAAACTCTTTCTCAAGCTCCATGATAAGCTCAATGTGATCGAGAGAGTCCCCATCTAAATCTTCAATGAGCCTAGCTTCCG